AGAAGCTCGACAGACAATCAGAAGATTTAAAGACAATTTTAGCGGCACAGATAACGCTGGAAGCATCATCATTCAGTTTAACGATCCGAATGAAACTCCTTCAGTAGTTAACAACCTTGCACCTTCAGACTTTGACAAGCAGTTTGACATTCTGAACAACACAGTTCAAGAGGAGATTTTGATGAGTCACCGAGTTACTTCTCCGATGCTTTTCGGTATCAAGACAGAGGGGCAGTTGGGAGGGCGTAACGAACTGATTGAAGCATTTGAGGCGTTTCAAACTTCCTACATTGAGCCAAGACAGAATCAAATGGATAGAGCCTTGAGTTCTATCTTCAAATACATTACACCTGTAAAGCTTAAAACAAAGAACAAGCCACCGATTGGACTTGACTACGTTGAACTATTTGAGAAAGGCATCATTGACAGAGATGAGGCTCGTATTGAGTTAGGAATGTCAGCCACAACAGCAATGTCTGAGCAAGTGAAATGTGAGAGCTGTGAGAATCCTTTTGGATGGGATGATGACAAAGATTTAAAAGTATTCGCTGAGTTCGGTGAAGATGCTGACAATTTTGAGTCTGTACCCTTGGAGTTCGGAGATGCTCTACAAGCGATGATTTTGCAGTGGCTGTACTCTAACGAGGGTATCACCTTAGAAACGCTCTCAAACAACATTAAAAAGCCTGTGGAGGAGATAATGAGGGAAGTAGATGATATGGCACAGAGGGGCTTGATTGAATCTGTTGATGATGGTTTCAGAATTACGCCTGAAGGAACAACCACTCTTGAAAATTCTAATGTAGGAACAGAGATTGTGACTCGTTACACTTATGAAAAGGCACCAGGTATAAGCGGAGGCGATTTGTTGCCTACATCAAGAGATTTCTGTCAGAGGATGATTAGACTCAACCGAGTTTACACAAGAGAAGAAATCGACCAAATATCTGTGATACTTGCAAGGGAGTATAACGACCCTGGTTATTCAGCTTGGAAAAGACGAGGCGGATGGATGACCATCAAAGGCACAACGACTCACGTTCCATATTGCAGACACATTTGGCAACCACAACTACTAAGAAGAAGAATCAATGGCTAACTTTGTATATTTTGTATCCGTTACCTACCTAAAGGATAACACACCCATCAACGAGAACTTAGACGATAAGCTTCTCAAAGCAGCAATTAAAGAGGCTCAGGAGATTTACATTCGTGATGTGATTGGGTCGGGTATATACGATGAGCTGCAAGACCAAGCCTACAACGGTACACTAACAAGCGATAACACCACGTTACTTGATAGTTACATTGCACCTTGTTTGAAGTATTACTCACTTACCGAGTCAATGTTGCCGATGACTTTCAAATTCATGAATAAGTCAGTAGCATCTCGTAACTCTGAAAACGCAACACCTATCACAACAGGAGAATTAACACAGATTGAGCAGAGATACAGAGATAAGGCTGAGTATTATGCAGAGCGATTGCGTGACTTCTTGAAGGAGAATCCAACATTGTATCCAAAGTATTTGAACCCTGGTACTGGCTTTGATGTAATACGCCCACAGAACACGGCATATTTTGGAGGAATGTATCTACCAGGTACGGATGATGACTGTTTCTACAATTATGACTTCCCTGATGACTACAAAAAATAAATGGCGATTGAAAAACGAAGCCAAATTAAAAAAGTATGACGCTCAACCAAATCATCGAAAAGATAAAAACCCAAGCGGAAAGCCACAAGATGGTCGGCAAGTTCGCAGTCGGGGCTGAGTTTGACTTCGCAGTTGATGAAGTTAAATACTATCCTCTTGTGTGGTTAGTTCCAAACGGCTTCACGTTTAACACCGAGCAAAAGGCTGTTAATTATGACTTCTCTATGCTTGTGATGGACAGACAATTTGAAAGCAGCTCTAACACGATTGAAGTGCTATCTGACACAGCAGGGATTATTATCGACATTGTAACACTACTTAAAAGAAACGTAACCGATGCAGACTTTGAAATCGTGGTTAGCGGAACGGCTGAACCCTTTTTTGACTCACGCACTGATGTTGTTGCTGGGCATGGTATTAGCTTTACTATTAACACGCCCTACCTCGAAAGCTACTGCGACATACCAACCTGACACCAGTAGAGTCATCATAATTCGTGAAATCTATGCAGTTGACAAAGAGATTGATTCCATTCGCAATATCTACGCTGATAGCATTAGCAGTGCTAACACCACAGAGAGCATCCTCTCAATTCTCAGACAGCACGATAAGAGAGATAAATGAGCGTTTAATAGAGTTGCATGAATGTCGCAAAAAACAATCATTATACGAAGAATTGGCACTTAATGATGGGAAAACCATACATCGTCAAGACAGCATTATTGAAGAACTAATAATAGCCACTAATAAAGAAAAAGAGGCTAAATATAGATATCAAAAAATATCAGCCTTATCAAGTGCTTTGCTTGTTTTGGCTTTAATACTATGAAAACAAATGTACACATCCTCAGAAACACATTCGAGCCAAAAAAGGTATTACTCATCTCTGACGCCCATTGGGACAATCCAAAGTGTGACCGTGACCTACTCAGAAGCCATCTCGAAAAAGCAAAAGAAATCGGGGCGGACGTATTGCTTAATGGCGATACCTTTTGTTTAATGCAGGGAGCGTATGACCCTCGTAAGAACAAAAGCGACATTCGACCTGAACACAACAAAGCAAACTATTTAGATGCCGTTGTGAATGATGCGGTCAAGTGGTTTTCTCCTTACGCTCATCTTATCAAGGTAGTAGGTTATGGCAACCATGAGAGCAACATACTCCGCAGACAAGAAACAGATGTGATTGAACGCTTTGTGTATGGACTTAACTCAACGAACGATACAAATGTTGAAGTTGGTGGGTATGGCGGTTGGATTATTTACAACTTTGCTCGTGACAAAAGCAACGGCAAAGTGAATTTCAATATCAAGTATTTCCACGGATCAGGTGGGGGCGGACCAGTAACGAAGGGAACAATTCAGTTTAACCGAATGCAGACTTTTGTTGAGGGTGCTGACTTGATATGGATGGGTCACGTTCACGAAGACCATGAATTAACGTACACAGTTGAACGACTGACTCATAATAACAAGGTAAGACTTAGAGATATTCTGATGGTTAGAACTGCAACCTATAAAGAGGAATACAACGAAGGCAAGGGAGGTTGGCATGTAGAGAGAGGGGCAAGTCCTAAGCCTTTAGGTGGTAGATGGTTAGAGATGCACCCACAGAGAGTAATCAAAGACGGCAAAGAAGAAGTAAAAGTCAACGCTTATACATACAAGATAAGATGAAGATAGAGGTTAATTACATATTTAGAGAAGAAATGATTGATCCTATTTATCAGCAGATAGGATTAGAAACAGAAGCTCAAGACGTTGAGATTGTTGAACAGGGCGTTTTAGACTTGACAAAAGTGGTAGGAGCTTCACAATTTTACGAGATGACTCAAGTGTTTTGTGAGGGTTCTCATTCTTTTTATATAGATTTGCCATACGAAGAGTTTAGATATATATGGCTGACAACGTGAACAATCCTACCCACTATGCAGGGGAGATTGAATGTATAGAATGTATTAAAGCACAAATGAGTTATGAAGAATTTAAAGGCTATTTACGGGGTAATTCTCTTAAGTATATGTGGCGTTATAATCGTAAGAACGGAATGGAAGACCTGCAAAAAGCAGAGTGGTATCTCAAACGTTTACAAAAAGAAATACAAGACCATGGGTAATATAAACAATGCAAATATTGACTATATCCTCCGCTGGGAGGGCGGACTTTCTAAGCACTCAAAAGATAGTGCATCAGCAAACTGTGTGCCTGATGGCTCAGGCGTTCACACCAATAAAGGCATTACTTGGGCGGCTTGGAAAGCTCAACACGGAGATTCAGAAGAATCAGTAAAGCGTTTTTATGAGATGACTCATGAGGATTGGAAGTCTATTTACAAACTTTATTGGGAAGGTATAAAAGCAGATGATATTGAGTCAGATTTAATCGCTGAGTTTTGGGCTGATTTCGCTTGGGGTTCTGGTGTTTATGGTGCAGCAAAGCAATTACAGAAATTTATCGTATCAGAGGGTTTCTCTATCGCAGTGGATGGGAAGGTAGGCAAGAACACTTTAAGTGCCTTAAATCGCCTTATAATCATGAAAGGAGAGGACTATATCTACTT